CCACTTTGTCCAACTACAGAAGAAAGACTAATTATAGTACCAACTGTTTCACCACCAACTAAAGTACTTCCACTGTATCTTCCATTAAATTGAAAATTCATATCTGAAGTGCCTAAATACGTTTGGTAAGCACTCGTAACATTTGCACCCGTTTCAGCATCAAAAACCTGCAAAGATGAAATAAATGTAGTATTAGAAGTATCTCCAGTTCCTCTAGTAATTGATCTTATATCGTAATAATCAACTGCAAAATCAGGAATTTTTATTAAATTACTGCCAGAGGTTTTTGATGTTTCACTCAAATATGTATAAATATCATTACCACAATACAAACCAGAGCCAGTAATAGGGCATGAATTAGGAGAAGATGCTAAAGATGCAGCAGTACTATAAACATGGCTTAATGTAACAGATGTATCATCTAAAAAACTTAGTTTTGTTAAACCTGTATATGCTTTAGATTTTGTTGGTGTACTAACTATTTCGCCCTGTGATATAACAAATAATAACTTCTGTACAAAATTGTCTGTACCAGCTTTAACTAAATTAGGCTGTATCCATACACCACCAATATTATTAGCTCTTTTCCCAAAAACTATAGGTACAGTTTCACCTGTTTTTGCTATTTTTTGGGATACGTCTAAATCTGCATTAGGATGTTTAAAATTTTCTAAACTATCGTCTAGTATTTGCGAATCTTGCCCAACTTTTGATTTACGTTGTCTTAAACCTGTAAAAGAATTACCTTTATATACTGTTCCAATCGGTACTGGCTTATGACCACCTAAATAATATTTACCATCAACTGTAGATTTTTTATCTAATTTGCCTATTTGTCTCATTATATATTCTCCTTAGCCATAATATAAGGTAGTATTTCTGCTAGTACTGTAAATGTAGCAAATTTAATAGTTTTAATTTTTTTTGTACCAGTTAATACAGTGTTATCAACAGTTTTATATACTCTTTTGTCATCAATAATATAACCTGTTACATCTGTAACTTCTGTATTATCTTCTAATATTGCATTTATATTTATAGCAAAAATAACTGTATTCATGTTGTAACAAACCTTCCTAATAAATCACTACTAATGCGCTTAGATGGTACTTGTGCTTTTTGTTTTGATATTGCAGGGGTAACACTCCATGAAACAGCAGTATCATCAATTGTTGCATTGTCTATTGTACCGATATATCTACAAACTAAATTAGCAGAATTACTAAAAGTATCTTGTCCTATAGATTGAACATATAAAGATGCAATTACTAATCTATCGCCTGTCATTGCTGTATCAGTTAAATCAACAATAGAAGCTGTAGCAGCTATATTTACAGTTAAAACATTAATATCACTAGCCTGAGTAGAAGCAAACCCATTGGCATCAAAAGCAAGATATGTAAAGTTAATGTTTTGATCTATAGCTGAATCTGCTGTTAAGTTTTGAGCAGATTGATAAAAATTTTGGTGTGCAATTGTAGGTGATCTTTTACCATTACTATCTAAAACATTAGATTTATCAGGGTAATATTCTAGAAAAGTTAAAATATCAAAATTAGCCATAATTATAAATAATGAGTAACTCCACCTGCTTGTATGTAATTCATGGTTTGAGTTGTAGCACTTTGTACTGCTTGTTGTAAATCACTTGTTGTTACATAATTTGTACCATCTATTTGTGTAACATTTCCTGTTTGTATATTAATATTTGGAGGTGTTGATGTTGTATTGCTTGAATTTTGTGAAATTGAATACCCGCCACTAGGTAATTGAGTTGCTGAAATAGTACTAGGGTTGCTACTAGGAATTGTATATGTTGTACCTGCATAACCACTTCCTACATTACCTACACTTAAATCAGATTCCTGATAGCCAGATGTATAAGGTAATGATGAGGTTGAAGTGCTAGAAGATGAAGTGATAGCCAGATGTATAAGGTAATGATGAGGTTGAAGTGCTAGAAGATGAAGATGAAGTAGAAGTAGAAGTAGAAGAGGAGCTTGTAGTTGGTGGGTTTGCTTGTGCGCCTTTAACTATTCCTAATAATTTTAAAATACGTTGTAAAAACTTTATGAAACCTCTTAAAGGTGCTGTAGCTGCTTTTATTGCTTGTTGAACAATATTAGGCAATCTGTTAAATGCGTTTCGTGCCATATCCATAGCACCATTAAAAACACCACCTATAAAATTTGTTATAGGTGACAATGCATCATGAATAAATTGCCCTATTGCTTGAAAAGCTGCCCCTATTTGATCTCGAAATTTAAATATCAATACACCTAAACCAATAATTGCTGCTGGTATCGCACCTGCTGCTAATAATGGTGCAAAAGCTACAATAGCACCTTTAACTGCTGTAACAACTAAACCAAAACTTGTTGCAATTTTTGCTATAACAACACCCAATTTTATTTTAGCTATTATTTTAAAAGAAACTATTAATGAAGCAATAATTGGTGCTAGAGCTAATATTGCAGGTGCTAACAACCCAAATGCTATAACAGCACTTTGTATAGGTTTCGGTAAATTTTTTAAAAATACAGCAACTTTTGTAAATGCTCCTACAGCTAGTTCCAAAGCAGGTAATAATGATTCCGTTAATGAAAATTTAAGAAAATTAAATCTTTCTCCTAGTTGCGCCATACTATCATTAAATTTTTCAATTCTGTCCGCAAATTGATTTGAAAATGCACTATCTAATTTTTTAATCCCTTCTGATTGCATATTAAGTAGGGGAATTAATTTCATCCCTTGCCCTCCAAAAATATCCATTGCCATATTTACTTTGTCATAACCAGCAGGCATATTTGACATAGCGTCCATGACTTCAAATAAAACCTGATCCATGCTTTTCATGCTTTGAGTAACATGATCAAAAGGATCAACATCTAAAATTTCTAAAGTATCAACAGCTAGACCTTTTCCTTCATTAAAATCCGCCATTGATTTAGACATAATGCCTAAAGATTTTCCAACTTTTTTAAAATCTACACCTGCTAAATCTGCTGCCTGTCTTAACTTATCAAGTGTAGGTACTGTAATTCCAGTTTGTTCTTCTAATTTTCCGAGTTCATCGCCTAAAACTAAAGTATCATTTACTAATTTACCCATACCAGCAATACCTATAGCAGGTGCTAAAGCCCTTAATGCGCCTAATGCCTGTCCGGCCATAGTTTTTAACTTACCCATAGCAGTAGCAGCATTATTAGTATTTGTTTTTAATTTGCCTAAACCCTTTGTAAGTCCACTTATTTGATCTTGACCTGTGACCTGTGCTTTTATGGTATATGAGGTTGAAAGATCCATTATTTATTTTTCTTGTTTACAGTTTCTACTATTTTAGCCTCTAATACCTGTAAGTCAGCAAGTATTTCTAAAGGTTTTTTTATTTGTTTTTTATTTAATTTAAAAATCCATTCTAAAGATTTATAATCAAGACCAATTAAAACACCTTGATCTGTTCTCCATTGGGTCTGTACTTGTACAAATATTGTCAAAGCTAACCAGTTAGAGGGTAATACTTCATATATATTTTCTTCTTCTTTAGGTGCTGGTATTCCTTTTATACCAAGGGCTTCTGCATCTGATACCGTTTCATCTATAACAATATCATTGCACCAAAACAATGCAGCCCCTTCTAGTTTTTTGTTTTCTGCTTTGTAAGTTCAGCAAAATAAATTTCAACTAATCTATTCGCAAGCATAGGAAATTCTAAAATTAGTTTTTTTGTAGCTTTTGAATAAGGTATTTCTTTCTCTCCATCTGTTACACCATCCCATCCAACAAGAATTTCATCTGCTATAAGAACATCACTTATGTTTTCACCGTCTGTAATGCCTTCATTTAGTTCTTTTTGTTTTTTATCTGCTTGCTCTCTTATTTCATTAATTCTAGATTGTGGAATAATTTTAAAAACAGCGTCAAATGTTGCTTCTTTTTGTATGCCACCATCTGAAGGCGTATAAAACTTAATAGGCTGTGTAAAAGTTGCCTCTTTCTTTAAAATAAACATGAAAAATTAATATCTACTTAGAGTCTACCCCAAAATATTAATTTATGCTATTAAAAGAATTTGATTGAAACTTCATCATTCCCACTATTAGGAACAGCTACAAAAGGTAATTCCAGCATTTGAATACCGTCACTATCAGTATAAGTAGGTGCGCCCACATCAGAAGTAGGACAGCTAATTTCTATTTTATTACCTGCTGTTGTGCCATGTGTCAACTTATTAGTCCCAGTATTACCACCTGTAGCATCTGCAAAGAAATTATGCCCAGAACCACCCATTGCAACAGCTTCAACAGTTAAAGTTCCTGAAGGTTTACGGTCTACAATATCAATAGTTTTTGTACCACCTACAAGTTCTCTATATATAACCTCATTAGCCATTTCTAATTCCCATGTTTGCAACGCTCCAGCGTATCCATAAAATTGAAAGGAAGAAGTATTACCATTTTTAAAAAGCAATGGATCAGCCTGGTTTGCGTAAGTGCAAGTTGGGAGGGTTACGTCTGCTGGGTTATTATACTTGCCAGTAAATTCAAAGGTTATTGTAGGAATTTCGTTAAGCTCACAATTAATTGTAAATGTACCTCTAGCTCCTGTTATCGCATGGTTAACACCATCCATATTTACATAAATAGTTACTGACTTCATACTAGAAGCATCACTGATAGGTGCATAAGTATTACTTGTACCACTAGCAGTTGTAACGGCCATTGCACAGGCTTCAAGGGCTGGCCCGTAGGCAGGAGAAGTACCCGCTGCTCCACTGCCTACTAATTCGCAAGTGAAAGAAACCATAGCCCTTTGATTGGCTAATAAAGTTTCAAAATTACCTAAATATGACCTTAATAATTCTCTATCTACGGTGTCAGATTCTAATGGTGTTAATTCAATATCTCTAACTAAAATAGCATTAGCACCTCCAGTAGGGGACGCATCCGACCCGTAAGAGGTTTCATTCTTCACTAAAATAGTTTTTTTGCGTGTTAACTTTGCCATTTACCTAATTAGACATTATGTTTATATCATAAACCTTTATAGAAATAATGTAACTATTATTGAGTTAAATCATTAATTTCTGTTCTATATCTAACTATATAATTACAATTAATAATTCCTGTAGGTTGATCTGAATCTAAAGTTTCAATAGTAACGGCTCCTGGTTGTACATCTATTGCATAACCATTTAATGTTAAATCTGCCATTATTCGACTATGCATATTTTCTATTACAGGATCAGCAGTAATAACAGGAGTAGCAGACCTTACAATTATTGAGCATTTAACAGTCATCGACCAATCTAATGTTGGTAGACTTGTATTTTGTTCTGGGTTATCATCTACAGCTTCTATTAAAATGCTTGGTGTTTGACTTCTTGTTAATGCTACAACTCTATCTCTATAAGCTCTACTAGATATACCAGTAGTAGGAGTAATAACAGTTAACAAGCGAGCTAATATATTTTCACGTTTAGTTGTCATTAATTTTTTTGTAGAGAAATTTGTCTAGTTAAACCATCTAAACCTGCTTCATTTGTTCTTACTGTGTAGGCTGTACTGTCTACAGTGATAGAATCACCTGCCACTAAAGAACCAAAATCTGAATTTTTACAATGTAGAACATAACCAACTGAAATAACTTGATCTCCAGCTAAGACATCAGTAGGTTGATCTAATATTCCATTAGCAGTAGTTCCCCCAGAAGTGCATGAAACACCAAAGGGAGAACCAAACATAGTAGTTAAATCATCTGCAAATGACATTAACCATACTTAGCTGATACTAAAGCTGTGACACATAACGCACCTGCACCGCTTCCACCTGCAACTGTTGTAGAAACCTTAACAAAACGCTTCAAAGAAGAAACATTAAGATAAATTTTTTCAAATGCAGCAGTATTAGCTGAAGTAGTTGTAAAGGCACCATCTGTAACATCTGAGTAAGAACCGCCAGATGTATCACATTCTGTAAGTTTTACAGCATATGTAATACCTGATCCACCTGCTTCAGCTGAAAGGATAAAAGCACCACTGCCTTCATAACCTTGAAGGTCAATAGCAGAACCAGTACCA